CACGTAACAATGTCAAGACGCTGACCGCCTCTCCCCCATGGTACCGGTGGACCCTTAGCATCTGTTAGGGTGACGTCGGATACCACATCCATTTGACCGTTATATCGGAATCAAATGGCCGGTCATCAACCCGATGACTTACCTCTGTGTGGAGGCCCCAGTAGCGCATAAGCGCACTGGTTCCATCACATATGACGTTGGTCGTACGTTGTGCTTTAAGAAGCGGCACTCTGTACTGCCAAGTCTGGTAGTCATCATTCCATCTCCGTTTAAAATCAAACAAAGGAGGAACGCCGTCCCGAGCTTCTCGGATTATACCGAACAAACCCGAATCAGGCGGGACCTCTCTCATACCAGAACGTCTAAGGTATGAAAGAATGGTGTCTGCTGCAGTGATCCACCCGTTTAAACGCAATGAGCGTTCATTGACGGCTAGAGAATGCAGTGACGTAGGTTGATCCAGTTTCGCGTACTTAATGTACACGGGGGTTACTTCATGCCCATTATAGGCATGTTTACCACATGACTCTCTAAAAGACGAATGCATGAAACTCTTGTTACGATTAAGCTTCATCCCGTACTTGGGTAATTCGTCGAAAACAGCCTGTGCGTACTTTGTGGGGACGATAATATCGTCACCGTACACGTAGATTTCTTCTGCTTTCGAAGGAGTCACATTGTATTTTCTGCAGATTATAGCCTTGATAAGAAAGTAATGTACCAAGGTCATAACCGGAAAACAAAGTCCTGAACCCATAGGTGCAAACTTGTTCGTTTGCAGTGGGCCTAAGGAGTCGACAGCATCGTTGACGTCGGGTTCAATAACCGTAGTCGATAATGCAGATAATGCATCCCTCAGTTCTGTAAATTGAAAAATGTACAGAGCCAAAGATCGCGCTATCCTGTCGCTCGCTTCTGACATGTCGATGGTCGCGTAAGATCGCGACGCTGAAGAATCGATAGCTAATTGACCGTTTAACGACTGATTTTCTAGTTGTATATACGATCTTAAATAGCTATGGTCGATTTTCCATCGAATTCCATTGGCGACTGCCTGTTGTAAAAACTGGCTTTCGTTTTCCTCAATGCAGATCCCACGCGCTTTATGCGCGGTTTTAGGCACAAACTTAAACCGTGCCGTAGGGACAGCTGAGGCATTCATAGCCTTAACGTAGTTTCGAGCTGCATGATTGACGTCAGTCATTAGCGGGTAAAACCATTCCGCGTAAGGCATTACATCATCATGCTGAGGATAAACAATATGCGGCTCGTATCGCATATGCTTCGGACATGGAGAATTAGTGGCACCTGGTCCAGGCCTCGGCACGAACGACTTGTGCGAAAGGTCAAAACCAGCGAATACTTCTTTACAGAAGTACCGCGCCAATTTAAGTGTCTGATCATTGTCGTTTTCGACAATTGTATTTACATCAGACAACTCCCTATCCGTATCGATAAAGGCTTGATACTGCTTTATCAATACGTCCTCGTTATAAGCACCTTTGAGTTTTTTAAAGGCGCTTGTTATTTGGTAGATAGCCCCGAAAGCAGTTTCTTTTCGGAAACCACTTTTGTAACACACAAACAGACCTCTAAGAAATACAGGGATCTGATTCCGGGTTCGAAAACCTGGAAAGGTTGAAGTTCCTGTCTCTACGAACTCTAGAAAAGAGTTACCGAGAGCCGGGAGTTCCACCGTTGCAAATGCTAACCCTTCACAAGCGATCCTTCTACGTATAGTAGCTTGATCGCGCAAAAGATCAGCACAGCTTGTGTGTGGAGCTAATGCTTCATACGCATCCTTTACTAAATTACAAAGGATGGCCTCTATGAATTTAGAGGGCTCTAGTTTAATTAGGGTTCTCTGATTGGCCATTACGGTCGCGCTTAGATTTACGCGCACCTCCCAGCCACACCTTCAACGCCATCGTGATCGACCGTACAATGACAAAAATCAATTGCACGGTTCCGTCGCTCAGACGTTTGACCATAGTACCTCCGTAGGAAAAGGTTATTAGCAGCACCAGCATGGATGCCAGTACTGCTAAGTTAAAATACACCTCACCTAAATTAGGCGATACCATCGGTCAAGTTTGCCGCGAATCCGGTCACACCATGGCCCGCTTGGGCTATGGCAATTGCGTTTTCCACATCAGCATCGTCTGCATCAGATGGGTGCGTAACGGTTAAGTTAACGGTGATGAATTTCACCACCCCTTCACCGTCCGTGTATTGTACACGGGTTTGATGAAGTTTACGGATAGCACTCGGCTTTGATTCATCGTAAGATGTCATCATTGTCGGGTTCATACCGTTTTTCTCAGGAGTGAAGTATTTAACTCCGTATTGAGAGGGTCCGTTATTGAACGCATTCTTCGGCTGAACTGAGTAAGTAACAGAATTAACTGTTATACTTGTCGGATCAGGGATCAGATAGCTAGGCATGGTCTTGTACTCCTATATTTGTTAAATGGATACGGTCCACGGCCGCCCGGTTATCGGGAGTGGAATCATCAAAAGAATACACGCGCTAGAGCCAACATGTTAAGCCCCTGTCTACCAGAAGGTAGATTAAATTTCGGGATTGGCATGCAGGTTAGCGGTTCGGTTTTGATTCGTTCATACCGAGTTCTTCCTAGTCTAGATACCCGCTGTGAAACATGCGGATCGGGGATACATTTCCCGTCTAAGACTATTTGATAGAAGATGTCTGGCTTTGTAATGTAGTCAACAGTACGTATTTCATTTGTTGACTCACAATACTGGAGCGCTTCAGAGAGGAGATTTTGTCCTCTATGAACGGTGCTAAGCGAGTCGCCTACCTTAATAAAGTAGTCGACTAAGAAGGTTCCTTTTCCCATGTTCCAAAGAACTTCGGGAGTCATTTTCAACCCCCAATATCGGCGAACAATTTCGGCCGATGTTAATGGGATTTTCTCGTGATACTTCAGATGCATGGTTGCATTGAAGTCGAGACGGATTCCTATACGGCGATTCAACATAAAATATGTCGTCTTGCTGTTGTAGGGATTATCCGTGACGTAGTCCTCGTAAATCGTCTCACCATAGTGAGAGTATTTTCCGAGAACCCCATCTTCAAGGAACTGTTGGTACGCTTTGTGAGCGCATTCACTTGCAGCGTGCGTGATATCACGCATATCGCTGATGAATGGGATGGCGGCAAACTGAAGGAATAACCACGAACCAGCAACATCACGGTCCGGAGTACTCTTTGAGTTAGCTAGCTTCCTACGCAACTTCTTCAAATCCATTAGCCCTGGCCTAAAAGCCTTATGGGCCTCGCGAGCGATGTCCCTGAAATCTTTAAGTTCGAAGAGAAAGTTTAACATCTCAACGTATGCGTCGAAGTTCGGACGCAGATGACAGGGTGCCCGTAAACGAGCGTATTGCAACTCGTTTAATCGAGCTGCATCGAATGGATCGCTTAAAAGCTGTTGATGTGATTGGATATCCGTGTAAGATAATTCAGCACGGTGGAAGTAGGTTTGATACATCACCCCACTTCGATCCATAACACCAGCGTACGGCAACGATTCGAACATGATTTTCGTATTAATACAATCATTGAAAATCGGTCGTCGCCTGTGTGTAGACCCAAACTCCTGTGAATAAGGAGTGTTCGGGGCGGTAATAATGTACGGAGACCCGGCTGCTTGCTCTGCGTATTGGCGATAGTACGCCATTAGCAGAGAGGAGTCGGTGCATGCGTCGTAGAGGATCGTTCCTCTGAGCATGTCCGGCCAATACTTCCCGTCCGAACGAGTTGTTCCCCATGTGGGGAAAAGTTCTTGAGTCTTCACGTCAAAACCTCCAATAAAGGTATGCACAGCCCACCACG